GTTTCCCAGTCACGATCCCCCTGTATCTCTTGCTCCGCCGTTACGCCCAAATCGCCGAGTTGGCGTACCACCTGCTCGACCGCTTCCCCCACATCCGCTATCGACTCCCCAAAATTATTCCGATAAACCGCCTCGACAACCTCGCCCAATGTTTCAGCCGCCTCAGCCGTTATCCCCAACCCCGCTTGCATATCGAGCGTGGCCTCGTTGAACTGCCCCGCCACATCGAAGGCGGCGACCCCAATCCCCACAATCGCCGTCACCACCGCCGCGACAGCCGCCAACACCACCGTCGTCAACAGCGCGGCCGTAGACGCGCCTAACCCTGATAGCCAGCCCTCAGTCTGGTTTTTCCCGTCGTCAAGACCAGCCTCTAGGCCGTCCAAATCAACTTCAGTGAGTAGTGTAGCAATGCCAAGCATCAAGCTATCGGTATCCCATTCGCAATAAACCAGTCCCGCACATCATCATTGGCGGGGGTGGCATATTCAATTTCTTGTCTGGGTTGGGCAAGTCGCCCCAACCGGTTGAATTCGCGCTCGTAGGTATCCGCTTTAACAAACGCCAAGCGAGCCGCCGTCATCGCCCGTTGTTGGGCTTGGGCTTGCAACACGGGGATGCAACGACTCAGCGCACTAATCAGCCACATCGGCTCGTTAACCCAGTCCCGGCCGGGGTAAACATGATAGAGGCGAGCTAGTGTCAGCTCACTCGCCTCTGGCTTTACGCTTTTTTTTCGGCGCGACTTTCCTTGTCCACCGCCAACCAGTGTTGCAGAATCGCCTGCATCTGCCCTAGCGATAGCTGTTGCGCCAGTTCCCCGCCCTCAAATGCTAAGAAGGTCAGGAAATCGCGCACTACACCCTGAAACTTAGTTAGCACTGTCAAGCGTGCTTGTTCGTTCTTGGCGCGTGCCACCTTGCCCCCCTTACCAGAATACTCCTGAATATCGGCAATGTACCCCTGCAATGTCGCCTGCTCTTCTAGGGTGAAGTCCACGCGGGTCTTGAGGATGATGTGCGCCTCATCTGTCAGGTTCAGCTTGATTCGTTTGGGCAGTAAATCAGTTAGACTAATCTCATTAAAGCTCATTTAATCACCTACGAAGATTGCATCACAATCTTGCCAAACTCTTCACCGGCCGTTGCGCTGGTGTAAATCTCGGCAATATACATAAAGGGCAAGCCGGGGCTACCGTTCTTGGCAAAGTCCATTTGCGGCTCACCACCAAACACACCTTGCGGGATGTAGATTTGCGCCGGCCACGCCCCATAGGCGGACATTGTGTTGCTAGCAGGTACTGCCCCACCTCGCCCTAGTAGCGCGTACCGTGTTGGCACAAACCCACGCCGGAGCGGTAGCTCCTTCACGGCCAACGCACCGCTAGTGCCTGTACTGACGTCGCTGGTTGCCATGCCTAGAGCGTAAGCAATCTGCTCCAGCGTCATATTGATCAGCGTGGCATTCACCTCGAAACCCTCGGTTGGCCGCACGTGCAACAGAGAGCCGCTGTAATCATTACTGCTAAAGGAAACTAGAGGCCCTTTGTGCTTATACGATTGCGTCCCATCCGTTGCCCCAAAGACTGTCCAGCCGGTCAGGGTTGAATCGTCGAGGTCAGGCTCCGCCGTCCCGGGCGCGTGAAGCCAGAACTTCCACACGCCCGTCAAGCGATAATAAGGTGTAACCGATCCCATAGTTAAATCCTCTCTACGTCACCGTCAACTCGGCTACCTCCGCTTGGAGCATGGCCGACACAAACGGTGCGTCTCGTGAAGTCGGGTCAACGAGCTGGCGTGGTGCAGTCCTGAGCGTCACCCAGTAAACGAGCGCGTCCCCCTCCGTTACTGCCACCGTGCGCCGCTCGTTGACCCGACAAAAATCTTGTAGTTTCTTAAAAACCTTCATCGCGTCGTGATGGCTATCACCATAACAACGCACCTCAAAAAGCGGTCTCTGCACCGCTATGTCCACATTCACATCCCCCCCAGAGGGAATCAACGCCAGCGACCTGCTCAGCCTAGGCCAATCGCCCGTGCTTTGGCCGAAATGGTGGCGATGGTCAATCCGGTTGCTCGTGATGGCAGAAAGTCCGCTATCAGCTCGTGCCAGGGCCACAACCGCCTCAATCGGATCAACTTCAATCGTCATCTGTTCACCACCGGCGCCACATGTCGCTCCAAAATCTCAGGAGCCAGCGGCGCAACTTGGTCATGCCCCGCTTGGATGAAGCCGTAACGCTTCTCCAGTGCGCCGGCATATTCCATGCCGCTACCCACGCGTACCTGAACCTTCGAGCCTTCCAACACTGCGCCGCCACCCGTTCCAGCACGTTCAGGCGTATCTCGCGCAGGTGTTACGTTGTCACTGGCAAAGTCGTAGTCCGGTGAGGCCGCGTGAATCGAACGCTGATAAGTCGCCGTCACAATACCTCGGTTGGGTTGTGGGGATGATTTGCTAGCCGTCTCATGTCTCAACCCAAACTCAGTCACCGCCGCAATCACAGCAGGCTTAATGACCGCCAACAACGCACTGCCTCGCCAATCCAACCGATAACTCACTTGATCAACTCCAAATCACACCGCTTCAGGCGCATCAGCTTAGAACGTTTCAAGACAACACCTGTCACCCTAAACGATTCCGCCATTGCCGTGCCATCAGCCAGCGTGATATTGTGCAAGGTGTAACCTGCCTCGATTACCACATCTGGCCGGCACAACCAGCGATACGTCGTCGTCACCACCGCCTCACCATCGAAGCTTGCCCCAATGGTTTGGCTATGAGTAACCAGTCGTCCCGGTTGAGCCGTCAGCGTCGAGCGGGGGTCTGCGCTTTGGCCGTAGGGTTCTGTATCAACCCCATCGTCCTGCACGTCGCAGGTGTCAGACAAAACGAGCATCACACACTCACAAACCGCAACCGGCGCAACACCTTCGCCTTCTCATGTTCCCAATTGTCGGGAAACGTCGCGCTATACTCGCCAGCCACGCTCTCACTCTGGAGTGGGCTAGTTACCAGCACAATTCGCACGAGGTCAATGGTTACCGCCTTCCGCTTCTCATCTTGGTCAGTCGGCGTGTAAACGACAATCACCTTCGCGCCCCAAGTGCCAGAGAGGCGAGTGAGTCGGCCTTGCTCGCCCCAGACAAAGAAATCGCTATTCTCCGTCAAGGCCGTCCCGGTCGTATCGCTCAACGAGGCGTATTCCGTCACGCTGGTTACGCTGGCAATAGGCCGCTTTAGAAAAAGCTCTTGACCTTCACCAGCTAGGGTCTCGGTCAAATCGCCACCTTCCGTTGGCGCACCAACCAGCTCGGCAATCTCCGCTTCTACTCGGTCGATGACCGCCTGCAAATCATCATTCGACAGGTGCGTGTCTATCAACGCCCGACACTCGGCAACCTCCAGCAGTGACACTAACTACCTTCGGGGGGTGAACTGGCGACCACAGCCACCACGTCCGCCTTCACAATCCGGCCGTCCGCACCACTACCCTGCACACCAGCCAAGTCAATCCCATGCTGACTAGCCAAAGCAATGGCCGCGTCCGTCGCGTTGACTGCTTTGTTTTCCACCGGTTGAACCATCTTGTTTTCCACCGGCATCAACGCCTTCAACCTCTCCGGTGAGGTGTGCTTATGCTCATTACACAAAACCAGCCCCTTGGGCCCGCTAATCTCAGTAACAGCGTTTTCGCAGTTAGGGACAGAACAAAACATCACACACTCCTTGCATAAACGAGAGCCTGTGGCCGCGCTCTTGTCGGTTGTCGCCGAAAGAAAACAGTCACAAGACTCACAATGTAGGTGATACACTACGCCGTACCTTCACTCGGCGAAACGTGCTTTTCGTAAGTCACAGCATCGGTCACACCCTGCGTGACTGGCGTTTCCCGTGCGCCATACTGAATGGCAATGCAGGATTGCACCACAGCGTTAGCCGTACCTCGGTCAACCACCGGCCGGACGTATCGCTCCAGCGGTCGGTAGATGTCGAGAATAAAAACCTGCTCATCGTCATCGTCGGCAATAGTCATGCCCGTGCCAGCCAAGTCGGCCGCATCGCTCAAATTCGACTGCTCGCCTTGCTGTGCCTTGAGGCTCGTTACGGCGGTGGAGGTAATCGCCCCCATCACGCAGACAAACATGACACCTTCAAAACCAGACATGTCAATTACTGTCCCGTTGATGTCAGTCGTCCCGGCCGCGCCATCTGTGGCGTTGATGACCTGAGTTACTTTGGCTCCTTCACCTAATAATCCCATCATAGTTACACTCTCCTAGTGCGTTAAATCTGCCCTTACGCCTTAATCTTCAAATGGCGGAACGCCTCAGCTTTCACCGGCATACCATCAGTCTCTGTACGACTAATGAATCCCACCTGATTGCTTTCTGCATACAACTCGTCAAGGCGTTGCACCTCATGAAAGAGGCTGTCTACAATCCAGTAGTAGCTAAAGTCGCCAATGGTAGCCACCAAGGCGTTGTCTTCATACACATCACTACCGTCTAGGCCAGTCGGGTAGCTACTGGACAGCTCGTAGGGGTAGTCCATAATCATAGATGGCGCACCCTGTTGCAAGCCCGGTTGCCACAGGAATTGTCCTGTGCCAGCCCCAGCCCCACTATCAGAACGCATCAAACGCACCTTACGAATAAATGACTGATTGCAAATAATGCGAGCATCTCCCATATAGCGAGCGTCCAACTGGTAGACCCAATTGACTAAGTCCTCAGCCGCCAAAACGTTGCTTGCCGCCGTGGTCGTTGAGGCGATACCAGAAGCCGTCAACAAGCCAAGCGGTTGTTGCGCTCCAGAACCATTGATGAAGGCATTCTCTTGTGGCTCTCGATGCTTACGAGCCGAGCGACGGATGACATAGCTCTCCACATTCAACAGCGTGCTAGCACGCAGTAACGTACTGCTAATCTTGATGCGCTTGGCTAACGGATGAGGAGTCAATGACCGATTCCCGAAGGGGTTCACGGTGTCTTCCGAGCCAGTCGATACTTCGCTCGTCCACTCCGCATCCGACAACGAGCTGTCTTCCGCTGGGGTGACAGCTTGGCCTCCGGGGATGGGTGGCAGGACATTGCTAATACGACGCATTGCCATGAGGTCTTCTAGCTCCTCGATGAACGCCCCGCGTTGATGGTCGCCCACCAAATACCCCCCGGCCGCGCCGGGGCTAGTCGCCAATGCCTTCAGTTCACGCCCCATTTTACGCATCGAAGTGGGTAATCGGTTGAGAGCCTCGCCCAACTCCTTGCCATGCTTCCAATAAAGCGCAGTGGCAACCGCCTGCTTTATTGCTCGGTCAGGGTCATAACGCTCCCCATCATCTAGGCGGAACGGTGTAGCCTTGATACGGCTGTCATCATAGCCAGCCATCTGAGCCAGTGATTTCACATCAGGCGAAATAGCTCCGCCAAAGGATTTTGGCGCATCACCACCACCGCCAAGCGGCAAGTGTTGGCTCGCCTCACTGTAGAAACTGTCTGCCCCCATGAGACGCTCAACGCGCTTGGCGTCTGCCTCTTTGGCCTCCACAATGTCCAGTAGAGCGTCCACCTCTCCCTGCTTTTCGGCCGGGATATTCCCGCCCTTAAACTCGTCCATAATCGCACGGGCTTCGGTCAACGCCTCATTCCCGGCTTGGTAAATCGTTTTTAATTGCTGTTGATAACTGGGCATGATTCTCCTCGTTATGCTTCAAATCGAGCGAGTGCCAATTCAGCGGCTCGCAATCGTCGGTTTAGCAGTGCCGAGTATGCCTTGCCCGTGTCCGGGTCGGATGGCTCGGCGGCTGCCAGTAAATCATTCAGTACGTCGGTCAGAGACTCGACGGCGGCAAGTGCCTCACGCACCCGCCTGACATTAGCGGAACTTAGGACGCGCCCCGCCTTAATCTCCTCTGTAATAGCCAGAAACGCCTCGAAGGCGGCGTGGGGTTTCATCGCCCCCGCCTTCACCGCGTTAATAGTCGTCAACGGGTTCATCCCCAACGGTACGGGCGACACCTCAAACAGCTTTTGCTCACGCAAGTGGCGCACGCCATCCTCGCCCCAATCCGTCTTGACGGCCTCATAGCCGTAGCTCCCCTCGCTCACAATCTGGTCTTTAATCAGCACCCATGTGTCCTTGCCCCAAAACGACTCCAAGCTGATTTTGTACCGGGCAAACAACCCCGTGCCGTCTTCCTTCAGCACGTTACCATTGCCTCCGTTAAAGCCACCCCCGGCCGGGCCAATGGGGATACTCCAGTCATGAAAACGGAATACCTTGACCCGCCCACCCCGCTCTTGAATCGTCTTGTTAAAACTGCCGGGATGGCTAATGTCCTGACCATCATCCACATTGCCAAAAATAGAGTAGTGGCCTTCCACTACCCCATCATCCCCCACAGCTTTTATTTCCAATGGCACAGTTTTGTATTCCATAGCAGTATCCTAAAAACGAAAAACGCCCACAAAAGCCATTTTGAATGGTCTTTATGGGCGTCTCGCGCCTCTTGGGCGTATGGAGTTTGATTTTCAGTGTAACCAATTTACGGACTTACCGCAATAGGATCACCTTTTGGACGACTAATTGCACGCAAGTTAGCCAAGTCCACATAATACGTTTCGCCCTGCGTGCGGATTTCGATTACATCGCGCTCTGGGTCGAATTTGAACAACAACCGACCAGACACACGAACATCCATGTAACGAGCTGATGGGCGAATCTTGGCGGCGTGATTTGCGGTTAACTGGGTCATAGGTTCCTCCAGTCTAGCCGTCCGTACCGGACTGAGCTGAGGGTTTATCAGTTTGACCTACCACTCCCCAAGCCGCTGGGCTGTCGGTTCCTGACGTTGGCTCAGGAAATACTATTGGAGGCCACTTGCGCGGGGGGGTTCCTGCGGCCGTCCCACTGTCACCCCATATGCCGAAAATGTCGCCTAAATCCATCTCTCCTCCTCGCTGAACACCTCGCCTTGATAGTTGAAGACGGCTCCAAATGCCCTAACGCAATTCGGATGTTGCAATGGGTTGCGCTCCATCCACTCAATTGTCACGATTTTACGATCTACCCGGCGGCAAAACGGGTGACTGTTATCAAACCCGTTGTCAAACACCTGTACGTGCCTCACGCCAGCGTCTCGATACCGACCAGCCGTCGCCGTGTTCTGCGCCTTGCCCAACTCCGTTCGGGCAATCGCCTCATCCCGGCCGCTATACGTCTGTGCTACCAAGTCACGCAATCCCGGCCGGTCACCATCCCCATTCACAATCCTATCAATAGACCAGCCATTCTCCGACGCATATTGCAACAAATCTACAATCGCCGCCTGCGTCGTCTCCGAGATGTCGCCGATACTCGCCCCTGCATTTGCCAACGCCTCGGCAACACGCGGGTCGTTTTCATCGAATTGCGCCTCGCTATCCAGCTCAATATCTAGCAAAGGCCAAATCTCACCAAGTAATTGCACAATAGCCTGCTGGGTCAACTGTGCCAGCGGTTCAAAATCGTCGTCCGATAGCAAGTCTGCACCCTCTAGCTCCTTCACAGACACCGAGCCACGTCCTTTACCCTGTTCAGCCCGTCGAGCGCGAGCGACAACGGTATCAGCCAAGCTACTAAAAAACTCGTCAATCTGCGGAGCCAGTCGCTTAACTTGCCGCTCCAGAGCCTCGCGCTTGACCGTGACCAAGCGTCGTCGAGCTTGGCTGTCAGATTTTGTCCCGCCGCCCCTCACCCGCCCCAAACGCTTGAACCCAGTGAGGGGGACATGCTCGTAATTTCCGCCCCACGCAACCGTTACGGTATCGAGTTTGTAGTTGGTATCGGGCAGGTCGATGGCAGGCATGGGAGATTCCTTGTCAATATAGGCCAGCGTGATATGTGGCACAAATCCATGTCCGCCACTGCTCTTGATACCGGCGGCGACCAGCGAATCCACAAGACCCAAGCGCATGGCCGCTAGCCCTTGCGCGTTAAAGATGGCAAAGATGGCATCTTTGCCGACGCGGTGTGTATTTGTGAATCGACCCACCCCATTAACTCGACCCTCTAAGAAGTCGTACCGACTGGCGAACACCTCGACCGCCGCCACAAGTTGCGATTGCGTGAAGTTGACCTCGTCGGTCGTACCCAAGTAAACCAGCGTCAAGTGTAGTTGGTCAACAGAAGCCACTTCGGCTCCGGCCGGGAAGTCGCTAGCTATTAGGTCTGGGTCAGGAATAAAGAAAGCTACCATAACCCCCGTGTAATTTCCCGCCTGAGCCTTGATTTGCAACTGTTTGGGCGGCTCTGATACCTTCGCTGGTTGAAAATCATCCACAAGCCTCAATTTGTAAACATTATCAGCCGGCCCAACCGGCAACCCGATAATGCGACGCGACTCCGCTCGCGTCGTCAACCCATCATTCCAACCACCCCTTGCTCGGCCCCACAGTTCAGTTTCGTTCTGTCGCAAAGCGGGGATGTCGCTCAAATCATAGGCCAGCTCATACTCACCGGGGAAATCTACTCGCAATGACGCATCAAACTCGCTGGCAACATACCGCCACAGGGGAACCAGCGAATCCTCAGTAAACGCCCGTCGAGCCTCTGGGTAGTTAGTAAACGTCGAACGCTGTAACCCTACATTCAGACCTGCCAAATAGGCTACTCCACGCCCGAAGCTGGCCGCAATCCGACTCTCTGGCACATTACGCAATGCCTCGAAAGCCAGCTCATTCAAATCATGACCAACACGAGTTACCGTCATTCCTGCCTCTAGGAATGCAGGCACACCTCGATTTCTATTGCTGTATTTCTGCCTCCACTCCGCCGTGAGGCGTTTTGATTTATCCTCTGTCAGCATCTCGCCCTCCATCAACGTTACCACAACGCGGGGGGTCGCATCATTCTTCAGCAACGAAAAAACGTAGCTCGATACTTCACTATCTGTGTCCACATCAACAGCCGCCGCCGCAATCGCCCCCATGCCCATCCACGGGTGTTCTGGGTCAGGCATATATTTCAAGTGGATCACATCCTCCTTCGGAATGGCAACCCCTGACAAATCATCCCACCGAGGAAACGACAAAAACGACTTTCGTGTGCCATCTTCTGTTTTCAGGACAAAATAAGCCACCCACCCCTCAGCCGTCCCCCGGCCGGGTATCGGAATCATTTGCCCATCATGAAACGGCCACAGGGCCACCGGCTTCTTGCCCCGCGACCTTTGCTTCCAGATATAGGCATTGCCCGAAATATGCAAATACGTGGCATAGAGCTTGTGAAACTCAACTTCTCCCATATCCGCATTTGGCCGCCGCATGAGCGACCGCACAGGCGTGTTCATGACCGGCTCTTTTCCCAACGCAGTTTCACGCCACGCCCTCAGCGGGGGCGTACCAAAGGCCGGGACAACCACATTCATGCAGGCAAAAGCAGCAGAATTAGCCTTGTAGCCCTCTTTCAGTAGGTTACGCCACGTTGGATCGAGAACACCATAACGCACCCACTCAGGCAGGAACGTGACACCAGCCGCCTTAATCGCACCCCGCGCCAACCATAGCCGAAAGCGGTCAAATCTATTCATAAAATCCTACTCTCCTTCACCGGCCGGTTCAGGAACGCGCAAACATAGCGGAGCGCATCCAGCAGGTGAAAATCGTGTTTGTGGGAAATCTTCTCGGTCGGCTCGCCACCCTCGTCCAACTCCCGGCTGTACGCGGCCAACTCGTCGAGTAGCGTCTCGCACGAGCTGAAGACATAGAGTTTTCCCGTACTAATCAGCCCATAAACACGGCTGATTCCCACCTCTACATCAGCAACGGGAGGCTTTCGCACCAACAGCCCGGCCGCCCGAAATTCACGGCGCCATTGCTCTTCAGACGGCGCACCGCCATACGCTGTCGGCATTCGTGGCTCACCACTCATCATTGCTCGTTTATGCCCCTCAGTGGTGCGCCCCCCACGCAAATACTCACGATACACAAAAAATCGCCCCGTCCCCGGCTCCTCAGCCAAAAACACAGCCGCCGTGTTCACTCCGCCATAATCCTGCCCCATCCAACGTTGCCACTCGTCGGGAATGGTGAATGGGGGAACCTCATGAACTTCTGGATCGAAGCAGTCGTAAATCAACCCGGCCGGGCGCGTGAATAGGCCATTGTAGAACATGTTGAATTTCCACTTAGGCAATTCATTTTTAGCCCGCTCGTATTCAGCACGAGGGAACGCGGGGTTATCTATGCTCCTGAAATTCACCACATCAATGTCTGGCTCGTTACGCCTGTCCCAAATTCGCGTCTTCAGCCAGTTCAGTACATAGGGGGTAGTAGTAATCAAGGCGCGTCCCGCATGAATGCTGAGGCGGCGCAAAATGGCCTCCCAGCTACCCGCCTTAAATTTGCGTTGTCCAGCTTCGTCGAGCCACGCCGCCTTGGCCGTCGCCGACTCTAGGCTGTCAGGGTCAGCCGCGTAGCCAAAAATCACCTGAGTTTCGTAAACTCGCCCATAATCCCCCCAAAGCATTTCTTGACCAAAGCGAGAAAATGTGAAATGACGGATGGGGCTGGCCTTGTACTTGCCCAGTATCAAAACATCCTCAAACAGTCGCCTAAACTCAGGCAGTAGCTTGACCTCCAGAAGAGGAAACGTTGGCGTCGCCACGATGTAGTCCCCCGGCCCCCTCTGCTGAGTCTCCCTGTGAAGCCACAGCGGCCCAAAGCTAGTCTTGCCCCCCTGAGTGCCTGAGATGATAGCCACAAACCGCGCCATCGCCTGCCACGCTCGCCACTGCCCCCGGTGGCGGTCAAAACGATAGCGGAGTGTGTTGCCGTCTAGCTCGTAGGGGCTAGACGCAACGCTACTTGTCAGACTCGTCACAAATCACCTGAAGCGTATCTGTTCCCAACGGCACGAGCCGCAACTGTCCCGCCTCGCACTTCACATATCCCACGTCGCCGTCCTCCGCCTGAATGTGCCAATCCCCGGCCGGGGCGGCCACGGCATCCACAGGGAATTGTGCGATTAAGATAGCTGACCACACAAGAATAGTGAGCAGGAGAACCACACCCCATCCTGAAGTCAAAAATCGGAGAGCGCGGCCAAACACCACGCCTGTGCCATCAAAAACACCACTAATCATTGTTCACCTCGTCTCCGGCCGGAGCCATCACCACAATCGTCGTTATGGGCTGAATCGGCTTGTCCCCGCTCGTCAAATCCGTGCGATCCTTAAACAACCCATGATACCGTCCCACCTGCCCCAACGCCGCTTGAGCATCGTACAACTCAACGTCAACCCAATCGGTTACAGTTTCGCCACCGTCAACGTCAATGTAGGTCGTGCGCTTGGTCTTCATCTTCTTGACGAGGTGCAATTTCCCCCTACCCTCGGCCTGCCCCAAATCAAGCGAGGGCAAATCACCCTCAAAACTGATGAAATCCTCCATCGTTCCACGCGCATGGTCGCTCAACCGTGCTACCACCTCAGCCGCGCTCATTTCCTGCGCGTGGAAGAAGTCATCAATGGCATCCTGTATCTTCTTGTTCTTGAGCAAGCGCGGCCCCTGTTTATCTGGGTAAGCATACCCGGCCACCCGCGCCGCATGGGTCGCGTTCCCGCCAATGAGGTACTCAACAAAAAACGTGCGTTGCATCGCCGACAACCCGCTCACGACACGGGCTTGTTCCTCGATTCGCTCACGCCGAGCCTGTGTGCTAGTTGTTTCCTCGACCTGCTCGCTAACTTGTTCTTGTTCGGTCATTGCCAAAAATCCCTACAATTTCCTACATCTGGGCAACAGTTTTTAGACTGCATCTCGACTGACTACCCGAAAATTGGCTCTATATATATTACAAATTATTGATAATTCATAAGTCCATTCTAGCACAGATGGTCTTCCCCTCCCTAATGAATTCGGCCAAAATCACTAAATGTGACGGTGTGAGCTGGCATCGCTATATTTGACTACCCGGCCGGGACGCCAACCCCAGCGATCGTGACTGGGAAAC